TTAAAACATTGTGTTGAATCGAACACTTGCTTTCACCAAAGCTATGGCTGAAATTTCGCTTACTTTAAAGTCTCTTGGTTGGTGGTGTTGGTTTTGGCTGACAAGCTTTACATATTCATTTCCCAAATCAGATTTGTGTACATATTTGACAGTGACATACTCTTCACGCCCCTTAGTCAGAATACTTAACAAATACATTTCACCAAAAAATATATCGTCAACGGTGATCTGTTTATATAAGATAATGTCCCCAGACTTTAACAACGGATACATACTGTCACCGGTTACATTAATGGCTCCGTCACATTTTGGAAGGTTCGGAATTTTAATGGTTTGTAGCACCTTATGTGGAGTACCACTGTCAAATAATTCCTGAAGGCCAGCCACGGCTGAAAAATCATAAAACGGAACTTCCTGACTTTCAATAATACCGTCTTTTGTTTTCCGGTTAATATTGAAAGGGATTATGACAGTGTTGTGTTTCAGCATTTCACCTTTCCCTCCTATAACCCATTTGTATTCGAATGTGTCAGAATATTCTGAATTCTCAAGCCTGTGAAAGAAGTCAAAGCTTGGTTTTGCTTTACCGTTCAATATATCATAGATGGTCTGGGGCCTGTTATACTCTAATTTTTTAGCAAACTCAGGGGCGTTAACGCCTAAATGATCAAGCATCATCTGTAATCGTGACGAAATTTCTGTATTTTCTTGCATTTTTATTTTGTAATTAAGAAAGTTCTGTATATCTTTGTCAGGACATTTGAACAAATTTAGAATAAAAAATTGATTCTGACATGGAAAATAAAGAAAAAGGGAAAATTAATTATGGTGATTACCAGCTGCTGGGAGAATTATTAAGTGTCTCTTCTGATGCAGCCCGCAAGAGGTACAAGCGTAACGAAAAGGAAGCCTTGAAAGCAATGGAAAAAATACAAGAAAACAGGAAACGGTTTGTTCTGGACTACAGAAAAAGCTTACAGACAGATTAGAATAGATTAATTAACGAGTTAAAAAAAGATTATGCCACACGAATGGGGAAATTTATTAGTAGTTACGAAAGACGAGCTTATCCCAAAATATTACAATTGTTTAAGTACACTTAAAAACGAAATTAGTAGATATAAAAATCTGCCTTACGGAATCAAAAAAGTTCAGAAAGGAGGCAATGGAAGGCAGATGTATATTGATTTTGACAGCCTTTCAAAAAATGTACAAGACAGCATGGGTGATCCCCGTAAAATGAGACACCCTTTACTATCATTTTTTGAATTTGATTCCACTGCTGTACGTTATTATACTGATTTCAGGTTTGAGGACGGATCACCATTAAAAGAAAGCTTCAAGGAGGAATACATTACCAATGCCAGTGTACTTATTGCTGCCGAGAGGCTAAGACAGGCCCGCTTAACGGAGTGGAAAAAATTAAGAAAAACATCGGGCCGAGGATTAATGCCTTCTATTATAACAGATATTATCACCTTTAATGAGTTCCTGCCTAAGGTATATGACAGAACCCACACCATACCTTCCTCTCAAAGAGGGTTTGACCGTGTCTGGAAACCTTTCTTTCATTCTTTTGATAACGGATACAATTTTGAGAGCCTTATTTCCGGTAAACTGAAAAACCAGAACCGGAAATTAATGACAGACGAAATGATGGCCTTATTGAATGATATGTTCGCAGGACAGGATTATAAACCTTCTCGCACCGAGGTTGCTGATCAATATCAGGCTTTTTTAAACGGTGAGCTTGATATTATCAATAAAGATACCGCAGAAGAATATGACCGTACTAATCCAAATTTCAGGGAAATGGCAGACAATTCCATTATCGCATGGCTTGGGAAATGGGAAAACAAGATTGGAACCTTTGCCAAGCGTTCCGGTGACCGCCAGAAACTAATGCAAGAATTTACACCGGCACATAAGCTGACCAAAATTAAGGAAGCAGGTACACTCATCTCCATTGACGACAGGCAACCTCCATTTATGTATAATGAAAACAGGAAGCGTGCATGGTTCTATATGGGTATTGATGTAGGGTCGGAAGCGTGGACGTGCTGGGTTTGGGGAAAGGATAAAAAAGGGATCATCATCGATTTTTATCGTCAAATGGTCAGAAACTACTCAGAATGGGGCTTTAACCTTCCGTTGGGGCTGGAATGCGAGAGTTCATTAAACAGCGGATTTAAGGATACTTTCTTACGTAATGGGGCAATGTTTGACCGGGTGAACATTTATAAAAACCGGGCAAGGTCAAAAATTATTGAGCGAAAGTTTGAGGAATTAAGGTATAGGCATGAAAAGAGCCGTTTAGGATGGATGGCAAGGCCGCACGCCCTGAAGGAAGATAACCAGAAAAGCGGAGAAGAAGAAATTATTATCCCTTTTGATACGATTGTTGACCAGTCACTCAGCGATATTGAAACATGGAACAATATGCCTCACTCTGTTCATAAGGATAAAACCCGCTGGGAGGTATTTTGTGAAATGCAGAACAAAAACACACAGGCAACCAACTGGACAGCTATACTCCCGCACATTGGCAAGGTTGAAAAGTCAAGCTGCAATGCCGGAATTATCAAGTTCAGAAATACAACTTTTGTATTGGGGATGGATGGTGAAATTGCACTCCACGATGATTTAATAAGGCTTCTGAAATATGTCGAAGGTAAAGAGTTTACGATTTACTGGCTTGATGGGAACGACGGGAATGTTTTAAAAGCGATGATCTATTATGACGATATTATGCTTTGCGATCTGGTTCCAGATCCGGAATATTCAAGATCAATCCATGAAAGAGATGAACAGGGCGAGTTGAATCGCCAGTTAGCAAGTGCTTACTCAAATACGGTTAACAAATTCATGGCCCAGCGTAAACGTGAAATTGATCAGGTCCTTGTTATTGACCACCGTAAAAAAACACTGAACAACAAATTCCAGATTGCAGGCCGTAACAGATACACGGCTAACAATAATACACCGGAGGAAGTTTTCTCCGAGGCTGAGGAAACTGCTTACAACCACAACCGTGATACATCAAACGTGAGAAGCTGGGCCTCAAATTTTTAAAAAAACCAAAATTACAATAGAAATATGACTACAAAAGATTTAATTACAACAGAGCAAAAACAGAAGATCCTTTCTTCTATGTTTAGCGGAAGGGACCAATTCAAGGGGAATGATACCGCTTATGCCAGATCACTCGGAATAGATTTGAGCGTTTACAAATCTTTACAGGATGGAAAAACGGAAGATATTTTGTCATTTGGCCAGTGGCTTAATATCGGTTCAAAATTCCAAACGGCAAAGAACGATTATGAAATGAAATTGGTGAGAACCGAAATCTACTGCGCCTTAGAAGACAATTTCAATTTCTGTCAGGCGACCAGAACATCAATGATTTTGGTAGACGACTGTGGGATCGGGAAAACACGCTGCGCCATAGATATTATTTCTAAAATGAAAAATGCTTTTTACGTGGATTGTTCTCAGTCTCAAACTAAAATACGCTTTGTAAAACAGTTAGCTGCCTCTTTAGGCTGTGATACCACCGGAAAGTATTATGATATTCTGGAAACGGTAAAATACGCCTTAAATATCATTGAAAACCCGTTTGTCTGCGTGGATGAGTTTGGGGACCTTGAATACAACGCTTATCTGGAATTAAAAGGAATAATGAATGCCACTAAGCATAATTGTACGTGGTATGCAATGGGAGCCGATGGACTGCGCGCAAAAATTACGAAAGGCATCAATAATCACAAGGTAGGTTTTGCAGAGATATTCAGCCGTCTTTCTGATGATTTTGTGACGCTGGTTCCTAAAAATCCTGAGGAGCGTAAAGAATTTTACTTAAAGCTTTTCGGGGACGTTGCCTACATCAATTTGAAAAATAAAAATGAAGTGAATGAGGTGGTTAAAAAATGTATGGTAAAAGTTGCGAATCCTTTTGAAGGAAAGCAGAAAGGGGAACATGGCGGGCGTATCAAATCACTTAGATATTTAGAAACACTTTTAAAAGTCAGGGAATAATGAAGGCGCTATCAGTAAAACAAGCGTTTTCCATTGTGTTTAAACTGTTTGAATTTACTGGACTTTGGCTTCAAGCTTTTGGAAAACCGGAAACCACCGGTTTTTGGTACTTAGGAGGAGGAGAAAAGAACGGGAAATCAACTTTTGCCATGATGCTGGCTAAATACCTTACCACATTTGGAAAAGTGCTTTATATATCCGCAGAAGAGGGATTATCAAAGGACATTATTGCCGCCATGAAATTTGCGGGGTTATCAGACAAAGACAAAAAATTTCACATCATAGATTACGAGCCGTGGCCAGACCTTTTGGCTCGTTTTAGCTCCCGAAAATGTGCTAAGATCATTTTCATAGATAATTCAACAATTTACAGGGACGAGATCACAAGGAAGATGGTATCAGAATTAAAACAGAACCATCCCAACAAATTAATCATAATGGTTTGTCACGAGGTAAAAGGTTTGCCGGACAATGCGCTGGCAACAACATGGAGAAAGCTGGCAAAAATCATTATTCAGGCAGAAGGATTAAAGGCCATTATTTCCGGGAGATGTCCGGGAGGTACACTAATGATCAATGAAGAAAAAGCTAATCTTTATTGGGGAACAGAAAATAATACAAAATAGAAATACAATGAACAACAATATATTACTAAAGGTTTTACAGCTGGACAGCCTTGTCCGGTTTTTAAAATGGGGAGAACGTGTAAAAATCCATTTATACATGGAAGAGAAAGCCAATTCTACAACACCAAGAATTTTGGCAGCGTATGAATGGGTGGAGAATGAAAATTGGGAGCCACCCGTGATGCATTACGGGGAAGACCGGTTCCAGTATTTTCATGATCCGGATCTGGATCTGTGGGTTGAAACAGAAAATTATCTGAACTACTTTCCACATTACAGGGAAGAACTAAATGAACTAAAATAAAACAACTTTAAAACCACAATTATGAATATCAATAAACTTTTAGAAAAACCTATTAATGAATTATCTGCGAAGGAAATGGAAGCTGTTTTAAATTATAAAATAGAGCTTGAGACTGATAAGCAGGAAAAAGAAAGACGGGAATATGAAGCCGAGCGCGACAGTGATATGGGAGAATTAATTGCCCTGGCACTTGAAGTTGAAAGTAAATCGTATCTGCTTAAGAAATTAACCCATTCCAAGATGGAAAAGCATCAAGAGAAACTCAATGAGTACGGAAAAATCCGCAGTAATTCAAAAGGGGGCTTCTCTTTAATGCACAGTGATAAAAAGCTCAGGATTAAACGCCGCCGGGATACACAGCCAACATGGGATGAAAGAAGCACAAAAGCTCTGGAGCTGATCCACGCATTCCTGTATGATACTGTAAAAAAAAGGGACAAAGATTTATTTGAAATGTTAATCGGGTTCTTAGTGAAAAATAAAAAAGGTGACCTTGATTATGCCAGTGTAATGAATTTATTAAGCCATGAAACCCGTTTTAATGATCCAAGATGGAAAGAAGGTTTAAGGCTCTTAAAACAGAGTTACAGTAATTTTCTGAAGGGTTATCAATACGATTTTGAAAAGCAGAATGAGGAGGGTAAATATGAACGGATAGAGCTTAATTTTTCGGCACATTAGCCACCCACAATTTTTTTCGTTAATTATCTATCGGATAGAATCCGAATTCTTTTAAAATCATAACCATACAAACAATACAAAATAATGGTTGAACTAAATTAAACTCCCTTATTAGACTAGACTAATAAGGGAGTAATTTTTTGAGGCTATTTGTAGATATTCAGAATTAAAAAGAGCCGTCCGAAATTGGGCGGCTCAAATATCAATTATAAAATGTTATATATCATTAGATAATAAGATTCTAATTTTTATCTATTCATATTGTTCTAATTCTTCTTGTAAATCAGAATTAAGATCATCTGGTGATATAACAGTTCCTTTTGTATTTGGAGTTAGAAAAACATTGATTAATGTTTTGTCATTTGTCATACCAGGAACCCATTTTTCTATAAAATTATCTAATTCTATTACTTCAGCCTTATGATCTTTCCATTGATCAACAGCACACAACTCGGCAAATTCTTTTTCTGGCCATAATGGAAGTATTCTGTTTCCATCATTATCACCAAGTAATGCCCAGCCTTCATCATTAAGCCCCCAAATTTGTTCAAAATCTGCCACTTTTCTAATGAAGTAATCATACCTTTCTTTTTCTGACATTTTTAAAATGTTCTCAATTTTATTTCCCATTTTAGTATTCAATAAGGTAATGTTGAAACATCTTCATCAATTTCTCTTCCTTCCTCATCAAAGAAAGTATATAAACGCTTCAATTCAGATAATAACATTTTTTCAAAAGATGCCCACTGAACTTTTGAAGTAGCATCATCTGGTGAACCACAATGTACTATATTAGTATCCTTGTCTATATATAAGAGTGAACCATCCCATTGATATCCTCCAATAAAAAAATAACTATCTTTAGCATTTTCTGGTCTCTCATATTTGTTTGGTGTGAGAATCGAAAATGGCTGTCTTGAATTTGCTTTTGGATCACGAGTTAATTGTCTTCTTAATCCATAAAGACTTAAATTAGAAGATAAAATATTGCAACCATTACTAAAATTCATTAAAAAATCTTTATACTCTTTTGGAATGGTAGTTCTTAAATCTTCCTCCAACAAAGCTACTTCTTCATTATTTAATTTCGGAAATATAATGTTTAACCAAGCTTGCGGGCCCTTAAATGGTACATGGCCAATTAACAAAGCTCCGTCACTAGAATTTGCAATGCCTAAATTTTCAAACTTATAAATAAGCCCTTTTATTTCTTGATTCATTACTCATAAGTGTTTAGTTAAGAATTAGCGTATCATTTTAAAATGATACGCTAATTCTTATTTTATTCAATCTTATCTAATTCTTCATTCAAATCTCTACTAAATTCTTGAAGATCCACTACAAAACCAGATTTTCCATTTACTGGAAATACATTTATTAAATAGTTTTCAGAACTAATAATATCAAATATATTTTCTCTCAAATCATCTAAAGTTAATTTAAAGGGTTTGCAATCTTCCCAACCTTCTTGCAAATCTAAAGAAACAAACTCTTCAGCAGGCCAAAATGGGATGAGACTAAAATCATCAACCTCGGAGATGGCATAATCTCCCTCTTCATCAACAATTGTCCATAATTGTTCAAAATCAGCAACTTTCTTAATAAAGTATTCGTACCTTTTGAAAGGCTCTAATTTTAAAACATTTTCAATTTCTTTATTATTCATAATATTATAGTTTATTAATTCTTTTTACCATCTTCCACCGGTCTTTCCTTATTTTTCCTCCCTCCATTATCATACTTATGTTGTCTTCTATGTAAAGATCTATCTTGCAAGTGGGAATACTTATAAGAATAGCCTTTAGCCGCCTCTCTGCCTCTTTCATGTGCTAAATCTTTTCCCGGAGGATTTCTAACTGTCGTTCTCTTTCCTTTTGCAACTTTATTGATATCAGATTTTAGCCATCCTTTATCTGCTTTACCTAATTTTGGTTCATTCGCCAATTCTCTTAATCTTGCTTGTTTCCCACTTCTACCTTTATTTGAGTTTGATGAATCAGTGCCTTCGTCACTCTTCATATTATCATGAGTGTTCTTGAAAATGGCGGCAGCACCGGCTACTTCAATTGTTCCTTTCAAAATTAAACCACTACTAACAGCTGCACCCGGTCCTCCTGCCACAGCACCTACACCAGTAGATGAAGCTGCAGTAGATAAAGCTAATCCACCTGTTCCTCCTCCAATACTTCCTATGCCATCTGTCGCCATTAGGGCACCTAATACTAAAGATGCTCCATGTCCGTTACTCACCCCATTTCTATAGGATTGAGAATTGGAGCCGTACTTATTCCTCAAATTAGACCCCGCTACATTGTCAATCATTGTAAGGGCAAATCCTTTTAAATGTTGGCAACATTCGCCATCTACTGCATCCACAGCGGCATTTCCGTCAGGATCGGTAAATCTTATAGGATTGTTTAACGCATAACTGTAAGGCGACCAGTCTGAAAATTCTTCACTCAGTGGGTCTGGGCTCATCCATCGTACCCCGTCGTTCATATACATACGGCTTCCAAAATCATAGAAACCTGTTTCCTGTAACTCCTTTTTCCCGAACTTGTAATTTTTATAACTGCCCGCTCCGAAATAGGCATTCCCTGTTTTCAGGTGGTTCATCCCGAAAGGATAATAATCATTGCTGTCAACAATTTCCAGAGCGCCTGCGCTGTTTCTGGCGAAACTTACCCTTACATTTCCTAAATGATCTGAGTAATTGTAAATATATTGATTTTTTGTATAATCATAAAAGCCCTCAGCCGTAGGAAAAAATTGCAGGTCGGGTATTTTGGCAGATGAATCCATAGCATCGAACAAATCCAGTGAATAAGCTTGTGGCTCCATTGCTCTTGAAAAGGATTCTGATGATCCCGGATCACCATTCCCTCCTGTACTGCTGGAAGTAGATTTAAAATACTGAAATCCATCTAAATAATCTGTCACCTGTGTGGTGGTTTCGGTTCCCGAAAAACCTATTGTGGTTTTAACAAATTCTTTTCTGAGCTTTACACCATCTGCCCGGTATTTTGTACTGATCTGCGTAGTGATCTGGTCAGAACCAATGTTCATCACATCTGGAAGATTCAGGTGATTATAGCTGATATTGGTAATTTGCTTATCCAGCATAACTTTAATATTCCCGTTGGCGTCATAAACTATTGGTCCGCCTGCTGCACCTTCATACCCTGTACTATTTGCTTTGTTATCCTTAATTTTTACAGCCTGATTACCAACATTGGTATACACAAGATCATCTATAACCGTTGGGGTAGTATTTCCATATTCCATTACGGATGTCCTGTACAGATTAGTGATGTTTCCATTCAAATCATAGGTCAATGATTCCGTATTTTCTATGCTGTTCGGGTTGTTGGGGTTTTGATAATATCCTGCGGTTAATCTGTCTAATTTGTCATAAACATAACCGTATCTCTTTGGAGTAAGGGAAGGATAAGCTCCCAATGTTTCTATACTTCTCCAATCTATTTCGGCTATATTCCCATTGTATCTGGGAATTACATTCTTTCCAGAAAATAAAACGGAGTCAGGATTTTCAATACCATCTTTGCTGTTGTATTTTGCTTTAAAAGCAAACAATTTTCCTCCCAAATCAGGCAGACCCATCTGGTTTTTGTTAATGGCAGTCAGCCACCCCCTGATATTGTAATCGTAATCTATACTTTGTAGATTATCACCTACCTTCTTGTTGACAAGCTGCGAAAGTTCATCATAGGTATTTTCAGCCAAAAGCTGTTCAGGTTTATCATCTACCTGATGGTAATGCTGCTTCAGTCTGTTCTGGTCATCATATACAAACCTTTCCTTTACTATGACTTCACCTTGGTCATATCTCGATTTTTTATGAGCGGTAACCTTCTGCTTTACCACTCCTGCAAAATCATATTCTGTTTTTGTATTGGTAAAACCGGCCAGGTGATTAATAGAATTAGTTCCTATTACCCTTCCTTTTGTATCGTACCAATTGAAATTCATTGTCCATGAGCCATCTTCTATATTTTTCAGGTATGAGGCCAAAGGAAGTCCGGATGTATTTTTCGATTTTCCCTGACCCGGCTGAGTTAATACCGGATGTCCTAATATAGTCGTTGGAATTTCAACCTGTATATTCGTTGGATAGCTATCATAATAATTAACCGTAAGAATGGTCATGCTTCCGGTAGGAAATGCATTTTTTGTGTAATAGATAACCAGGTTGTTCAGCATGAAAGAAGTCTCAGTTCTTGTTTCATTATTCCCTGGGTTAGCAGCCATATTATTAACAGCAGTCTGCATCGCTATCCTTGTAGCGGTATTGCTGAAAAATCCTGTATAAACAACCCTATCGAACTGATCATACTTTGTGAATAGCCAGCCTCTTGCTCCAAAACTGTTTATAGTTGTTCTTAATACCGCATCCTGGGTAAGTATCAGGCGGTCTTGTTTGTCATAAACCATCAAATCCCAGCCTTTTCCCGGAAGCTTTTTTTCTGCCAGACGGTAACGGCTGTCATATCTGTACTGGTAGCAAAGGTTGTCCAGCACTGTATTATCTGGTGTGGCAATAGCAGCAGCGGGAGGTATAATGTAGGCCAACTGTTCATATTCATTATAAACATAGTAGGTATCTGCATTTTCAGAATCACTCAAAACCTTTCTTGACAATACGGTTTGCCCTCTGCCGTTTTTAAATTCTACGGTCTTGTTTCCGTCCTCATCTGTTGTAGTATTTTTATACAATTGACCTTCTGTAAAAAATGAAGATTGAGACACGGAAGAAATGTATATTTTATTGGTTGCATCCCACGAAGTAACCGTCTCGTATTTCTTTACATTGTCATTCTGCCTGTTGGTCCCTTCAGCATACTGAACAGGTTTTGTGCTCCATGCGGTTCCTGGCTGGGTCAACTGCTGGATTCTGTCTAGCGGGGAGTTTTCAAACTGTTTTTCAGAGAAGATTTTTTCCCCTGCATAAATGCTCCCCGGGTCAGCTACAGGATAAGGAACTGCTCCCGAAGCCTGCTGGTACATGGCACCACCTGTAGACGAATTCTGAGGAATTGGAAAATATTCCCTTGCCTGTCTTCCTATATTGTCATAAATAAAAGGAGTTACAAGATCCCTACCTAACGGAGATGCTTTGACATTAACCGTCTGCTTGAGTCTGCCCAGCCCATCAAAATACTGAACGGTTTGTGATTTCTTTTTAGATGGGTCAGATACTTTCGTAGAATCAAGATAGCTTATGGACTGTACATAATTCTCTGTATCTGTTGTCTGGGCATAAGACATCCCTAACGAGCTACAAAGCCAATACAGTAGTAGTATTTTTGTTATTAAGTATTTTTTCATAAGAGTGTTTTTATGGTTTGTAGTTGTATTTGAATTCTTTAAGGATATTTCCGGTTTTATCATTTTCTCTTACTTCTTTCAGTCTTCCGTAGGTATCATACAGATAAACTTCTCTTATCCCGGATGGAGGGGTAATACTGGTTACTCCTTTCAGAAGGTCATAAGTAAAGGTGGTGATCCTGTATCCTTTAAGCGCACTGTTATTTCTGAAAGCATCAAGAGCACTGATCAAGGCTGCTTCCGTATTTGGATCAGAGGCATCATTATCGGACGCAGTGACAATGGATGAGATCAGTCCTAAACCTGCAAGCTGATCATAAGATATGCCTTCGATCTGGGCAATAGGCTGAGTATTACCGTATCCCCATACAGTTGCAACAGGGGTTCCTGTCTTTTCTGTGTACTGAAGGATATTTCCATTGGTATCATATTTATCATATTTCAGCTCAGAGGTGGCTGTTCCGTTAGGAATATCATATGATTTTACTAACTGTGGCAGGATCAGGTTTCCTGTCTCAGAAGTAGGTAATGATGCCGGATAAACCGTTTCTGTTTTTGATAATGTTTTTGTGGCAGTACCTATAGTCTGGCTTGTGACAGTTTCCAGAGGAATCCCTACCATATTTCTACCGATCATTAGCTGGTTGCCTTTTTCATAGGCATAACTATAGCTGGTTTCATTGATTCTTCCATCGGCAAAGGTCGTCTTCTGGCGGCCTAGCTGATAATGGGCAGGGTTATTATAGAAATATTCTGTTTCGGTCTTTACCGGAATACCTTCTAAATAGTCTGTCGTCTTTTGGGATTTTAAATAATGCCAGTAAGAAACATTCCTGTATTCATTGATATTGAGATTTCCAAGACTGGCAAGATTAACCGAAGTTCCTTCTGCTAATCCGGTACATTTGTTATTAGGCATGCCTACATCAGCTGCCGTACACGTATAAGGATGCGAAAAACTTCCACACGCGGGATCATAGAGTTTTTTACCAATAAAATTTTTAAGCTCAAACGTGGCTGCATCATTTTTTTCATAAATATTCTCTTTCTCCTGGATAATATCTAAAACTGAAGAACCGGAATTTTTTCTTAAAGTTAATGATCTCCGCTCAGTACCGTTATTCCAGCCTTTATTGGTCCAGGGACCACTGTTTATGCCCCCGGGACCCCATATATTGGAACCGGGATCATCCCTTTGAACGGTAAATTCTTTCATTTCACCACCGTTTTCAAAGTTGTCTCCCCCTTCGCTGATAGTCACAAAAGGATAAAGACAGGTCATTGTTCCTGTATCATACAATGGCATTAGGCTGCTTGAAGAAAGGACAATATCAGAGTTTTCTACTATACCGTTACATGCTCCGGGAGTGCCAGATCCAGGACCACCGTAACAAACGGTTTCCCATTTAACCAAATCCGTATAATACGTTTTATTGCCTTTAAGCCCCGAGGAATGGTTAATATCATCTTTATGAGCATAATAATATCTCTTATAAACGGGGATGTTTGAAGCGGGATCAATGTCTTTCGTAGATTTTACCCTTACCCCTCCGGTATCAAGGTTGGTAAAAAAGGTCTGTGGAGCAGTCTGAAAATAGGATATATTAGCAGATACATTACTGCACATAAAATCAGCATGTAACTTAATGGTATAAGTTTCTCCGGCAATAGCATTGAAAGAAATATTCATTGTCCTGCTATCTCTTGTTAAATGGTAGATATTTCCCTGGTTGATCTGTACTGTCCCTGAAAAATGTCCGGATCCTGCGAAGCTACTGCATTGAGATATTGAATTAGCTGTTAGCATCGCATTAATTGTAACGGGCTGATCCATTACTGAAACAAAGGTATGTTCAACAGTTTGGTCATCAATTTGGGTATCGGTTTCTACTTCGAGATAGTTAGTATAGAGATTAGGTATAATGGTTTTCTCGCCCCAATAGGTATTTCCTTCGTACTCTAGCTCGGTATAACCCTTAGTGGGATAAGTCACTTTCTTCAGCATTCCCAGTTTTGAATAAAGAGGATTAGGCTCCTTATCTGCACCTCCATAGGGTATTTTTGACAGCCCGTAATCAGGGATATTCCTGGGAACAAGATTGCCATTATACGCTTTGTTATAATACCCCCAATGATCCTGTGCTTTGGAAAGTCTTTCTGGAAAATCCTGCGGGTTATCATATTCAAAGCTGTATTTTTTCTGGGGATCTTTAAAGGTGATGCCGGTGAGGAAATTTCTTTTATTAGCAGTATTGAGATAATCAAACCCAGTACTTTCTACAATTTCCCCGTTTCTGCCCAGGAGACGGATTGTTTTTACTTTTACATTTCCATCCACATCAAGGACAGAACTATTAGCTTCATATTCAAATGTAACAGACCCGTCAGCTGTATTATTACTACTGATAGAAGTAATTCTTTTTCCGGACACCTGCATGGTATTGCTAACTATTGGGCTGGTAGATGGAGCAAGGGCATAGCCTGACGACTGACAGGAAGGTTGTGTCCCAGGATACCCCACAGAAACTCTTAAAGTCTGTGACTCCGAGGAAGTATATTCGGCAAGTGTACCAGCTTCGTAATTGAAATAAATTTCATCTCCGTTTGGATTCGCAATTTTGGTAAGATACCACGCAGTCACGGCACCAGAAGGTATGGAATGCCCGTCTCCTTGACTTCTATAAACAGTCGACTCAGTTTCGGTAAAATAATATTTTTCACCATTTTCTACAGTCAGTGTAAAGCCCTGGCCTGTTTTTTCGATCTTTATAGCTTGCTGGTCTACAATATGTGGCTGCCCAGCCTGATCATAAAAAAACTTGCCGGAGTAACCATTAAAGTTAAAAGAATATAGGTCAGCTTCTGTATCTACAGCATCGGTGGCATTTCCTACCGTATACAAAAATTGATTGGTTACCGGGTTAGTGTAAGCTCCGCTAACCGTTTCAGGTGTTGTAATATGGGTTGATGCTTCATCTGCCCGGTCTCTTACCATTCTGGTAATGACACCTCCAAAATTTAGGTTCCATCCTAAACCGACATTGGTAGAAAGTTCATCTACCTTGATCCCGTTGGATGAGTAGGAAAGACTTAAAGGCAGATCAATATTTCCTGTTTTATAGGTAAATAAAGGAACTGATATATTGGGTGATCCTGTAAAAAGTCCTACAGGCACATTCCCATAATTTCCCAGTGCATATGCTGTAGGGGAAGGCGGGATGATATTAGGTAGGGTTGCATTGGTAGTAGACTGCTGTGCCTGCATAAAATTGATCAGCAACAAAGCAGCCGGGATTAATATTTTTCTCATTTGATGTTTATTATTTCTTTATTAGTTTAGCACTTGCCGTTTTATTATTATCCGTTTTTATCGTCACCAGATAAGCCCCCTGAATTAGATTCTGAGTGTTTATCTTAGTCACCTTATTCTTTGTTTTCAAACTCTGTAGCTGCCTTCCTCCCATATCATACAGCATAATATCAGCTTCCTTGAATTGGGAGCCTATTTCTACATAAGCATAATCTGAAACTGGATTCGGATAAATCTTGATGTCCTGCTTTTCAATCAACTGGTCAAGTTGCTTATCTCCTAACTTTACGATCTTCCAGTTCTCTTTTCCAAGCTCTTCTGCACTGGTTCCAGCTAGAATGATAGAGCCGTCTCTATTCAGTTTTATATCAGATAGTCTTTCCTCTCTTTTCCTGGATTCTCCTTTTACATGCTTTCTCCATTGTTCTTCCCCGCTTGGGTTCAGGTAGAGCATCCAAAAAGTTTCATCATCAGTCTGTATCTTTCCTTCTGCCTGGGTGTAACCTCCTAAAAGAATTCCTTTGGAAGATTTATCATCCGCTGAATGAAGGACACTGGTTCCCATCAGAATATCCCTGTTTCCAAAATTGTAGGATTTCTGCCAAAGTTCCTCACCTTTTTCATTTAAGGAAATAAGCCACAGATCAGTTCCTTCTTCTATTCCTACCGATTTATTCCCTGACCTTTCGGATCTGGATTCTCCACCAATTAAATAACCGGAGGATGTTAAAGAAAGTGTTCGTATATGGTCATCTCCTTTTCCTCCATAGTTCTTTTCCCATTCTACTTTTCCTTCTTTTGAAAGTTTGATAATCCAGTAATCTCCTTCACCGTAATTCTCTGTATTTTTTGAAGTAACATTGGCTGCCGATGGGGCGGGAGCATTACTTTTATACTTAGTAATTCCGCTTCGGGAATAAATTCCCAATAATGCTCCGCCGTCCATCGTAGGGATGAGTTTCTCAACTTCATCCAAACCAACACCACTTATAATATTTTCTCCGGTTGTTTTCCCGTTTTTATCTAATCTTACAATCCAGACGTCTTTGGAACCTAACCCATTTTTAGGGTTTTGAATATTTCCGGCAATCATATAACCGAGATCAGTAGTTTGTATGACTGATCTGGCTTCATCATCCTGCGGGGTACCAATGGTTCTCTGCCAAAGTTCGTCCCCGAATTCATTAAGTCTTATGAGCCAAATATCAGAACCTCCTTTGGAATCTTCTTTTTTATCCAAGCCTTTACCTGAATAGCTGGTTCCTGCAATAAGACTACCTCCATCCTGAGTGGTAACGGCTGCCGATAAATAATCATGATTATTCCCGGATACATATTTCTCCCAGACCTCTGTCCCTTGTTGGTCAAGTTTTACCAAATGAAAATCATAGCCATTGTTCTGCTTACTGCCTTCTGTCTGAAGCTTACTACTCTGAATACTGCTTCCAGTTATTAAATATTGTCCGTCAATGGTTGTAGTAACCTGGCTTAAAAAATCCTGTGTATTGGATCTGATGTCTTTCTGCCATTGAACCTGTTGGGCAGAAAGATGAATTAACGTGCATAAGGTAAGTGCACTGAAGTAAGTTTTTTTCATACGCATTTGAAATTTGATGTGAATTTAAAAGTAAGTGGTAAATCACAAATCAGGGAATACCACATTTTTAGTATGGGGTTTTTACGGTAGGCTTATTTAGCCTGATAAATCATGTCTTTTCATAAGGTTAGCAGTGTATTTATTTTTATTATTCTATTACAAATTTTCACACCTTAAGAATTTCAGGAAATGCAAAAGGTGCGGGACCGAAATCAATCTGCTACAGAGGTACTGCGAAGAACCAAATGCCAGAAAGACTCAGCCCGCACCCGTATGAAGGCACGGGCGTAAGTCTATCGATCTGGGCATTAAAGAAGATTCGCAGTTTTCTGTAGCCAAATGATAGCTTACGCTTGTGTTATCGTAAAATTATGGGTCAAATGTAGTGATTTTTTGAAATAAAAATCCCCGTATTTTTACGGTATTTCATAATGCTAAATTTTAGTTACTTTTGAGAATGGATTATCTGAAACATATAAATGACTTGGAAGCATTGCAGAAAAATGACAGGAGGTGGATGTATCTTCAGCTAATTAATATTATAAAGGAAATAGGAAGAGAGACTGAATATAAAGAACTAAAAGTAGGATTGAGGTTACTATATGAGAAGGTTATGAAAACACCTAATCCGATTAGAATGAATGATGGCGAAGTAAGCGATAAAAAAGCCCTAATTATATTAGATAGTATTATTATTTCAATAATAGATTTGCTTAACGATTATTATGGGAATTATAAATATATTGGCCGGAAATAACGCCAACTTGCACGTAATGAGATTACTTCCTATTTTTGTAATTATGGCAGAAGTAAAACAAACAAAACAGGACAAAATTATTAAGCGAAACGAACGAATTCGCAAGCGCTTCGCTTATTATACAGACAAAAAGCATTATGACAGCAATTATGCTTTAGAATTATTAACAGATGAGTATCTTCCATTGGAAAAAGAAACGATCTGGCTTATTATAAGAAGAACAGGGCATTATAAAAACCTTTAACCTATGAAAAAATTATTATTCCTTTTATTGTTCCCCATTACAATTTTTTCTCAGACTTCATTGACCACTGATGACATTTATGCCGCTGCGGGAAATGATTATGAGACCTTAATAACCAATATTGAAGCAGGTGATAATTTCCAAGCTGTATCAGATTTACTTTATAAAATAGGATTGGTAGATGATGAAAGTTATAAAACAAATTTTGACGTTTTAAATCAAAAGTGGAAGTATGTAGAACAGATTACTTCGGGAAATACTAAACCTGCGGTTGTTTATATACATTGGAGTGGAAAGAGGGCTAAGGGGTATGTGCAACCAATCATTACAAAATTAGAATTGTTAGGCGATACAGAAAATATTATCAAATTTTATGTAAATTTCTGGAGCCGTGCGATTAACTTTAAGGACATCAAACCCGGAGAAACTGTTACCACCCGTTTCTTATCTGATGTGGCTGCGCTATCCGTTGGAACCAATGGCCAGTCAAAAATTGTAGTCACTACTTCAAAAGATTATTATAAATAAGATTAATTACTAAAAAAAATACAAATGACCTTTGATGAAGCTTTAAGAGAAAAAAAAGAAGCGGAGATAGAGTTTGCAGAAAGTAAACAAGCTGTTAGACTTATTGTTGTACCGGAACTAATTAGTGATCAGGAAAAATTCATGGATTTTTATACCGAGGATAATTATAAGGATGACCTTTGTTTATTATTCTCCAGTAACGATCAATATACTGTACTGATCAGTTTTATAAGATAAAATCCGACTGAATATTAACCTGCCTTTCCGGCAGGTTTTCTTTTGTAACATATTTAACAACCGGCTCCGCATCTACCTTTACCATTTTAGAACAGTTGGCCTTCGTATCGTCGATAATGGTGGTTTCATATTCATAAACCGTTACTATAATGTTATTATGATCCAGATCGTCCTCGTCAGAAACCTTTTTCATTTCCCTGAAATGGGTACCGCTGAACCCTTCCAGAGCAGCATCCACTTTTTCATTCAGGTCAAAGAAAGCCAGTGCCTGCTCCTGGTCTATACTTCCGGTGTAACTTTCCGCATAATTCTCACAAATTACACGTACGCGAATGATTCCTTTTCCCTCTTTAATTCCGTTCCCGATGTCTGACCACTCAAAACGCATAAAAGCGATTAAAATGGCAGGTTTTGGCACCATGACAATGTTCTCCTTTTCAACCTGCCCACGGTCTTTATCAATATAGATCAGTTCCTCCACCTGTGCTTCCAAATGGCCGGATATTTCTTTGAATACAATTCCTTTTATGCTCATTCCAATATTTTTCTAAGTTCTGCTACGATCATACGGTCCAGTGTTTTTTCAAGCGCTTTTGATTCGCCGATAAATTTTCGTTGCGGGATTTCAATATGTGTTTTTTTAGTAAGGGCAAGCCATTTCCAGTACTCCTTTCCCGATTCCTTATATTTGGCCCAGAAGAACCTTCTCATTTTCGGGGTTATGAAGATTTTCCCGCCCTCATTATGGATTTTTGCGTGATGGTTATGGTTGCCGATTCCCACCACTACACGCGACTCGGAAACCTGTATTTTTTTGATTTCGCGGCGTGTATTCCCGGAGCGCACCATTGTGGTTCTTGCTCCGGGATAGGTGCTTTTTTTCCATCTCTGAAAAGGAACATCAACGAAGCCGCCCACGTTAAAATTCCGTTTAAAAAAATTTACCATTGTAATTGCGGCTTTCTGTGGGACCGTTCTTTTAAAATTCCTGTATTTTGCACGGAGCCTGTCAAGCTCCTGGGCATTGTTCGCTCTACGCATTGGCTCTAATTTCTATGTCTGCAATCATTTCATTAAATATCTGCTCCAATATCCTGCGGATCTCCTGCGGATTCTCTTTTAAAGTAGTTGTTTGAATGGTCAGTTCCTTTACAAAAGACTGAATATTGAATATCATTTTTTTACCTTCCCCACCGGTTCCGGTTCCTGATAAGGAATTTCTGGATTTATCCTTTTTCCCTTTTACATCTTTTCCTCTTGCGGGGTCCAAAGCGGCAGAAGGTTTTCCGCCCGGAGAAGCCAGACCGGCAGAAGGATAAACTCCGGCGGGAGTTGTTACCTTATTTTGAGTGGTGATCTTAACCGCCTTATTAATCGGTTTTTCCAGTTCTTTGTTCCAGCCTTCATACGCCCCTTTCATGGCTTTGGGAATCATCAATCCCGTATCTTTTACCGCATTAAACCCTTTAGAAAGTGCAGATTTTATTTTATCGGTATCAAGAGTAAATATTCCCACCAGCAAATCTCCCACACCGCCTAAAATATTAACCGCGATATCCTTAATGCTTTTGAATACGGAATGAACCACCCCCACAAAAGACTGTAACAACCGCTGTACCCAGACTGTTTTTTTGCCCCATTCCAACACAGCATTGATAACGCCGAGAATTGCGTCTACCGCTTTAAAAACGACCCCGATCACAACACCCAGTATTTCGCCTGCATAACTGATCGCCGGAGCCACAAGCTCCCAAACCCATGTTAGAACCCCTATAATATTAGAAAGAAACTGAGCCACATTTCCCGACTCATACATTGCTGTAATATTTTCCATTAAAGCTTTACGGACATAGTTAAATGCCGATTCCACACCGCCGATAATTTTGAAAAGCAATTCCAGAAGCGGGGTTAAAAACCTGATCACCCCGGCGATACCTTCCATTGCCAATTTTGCAAAATTGGCATCTCCTGAAAACTGAATAAAACCGTTGTTTTTAATGGCATTTAATACTGGCCCGAAAGCTTCTGCCACTCCTGAAAGTGCATTTCTTACCGGCTCAGTATAGTTCATCATATCAGAGAGAAAGCCAAAAAGGAAATTTCCGGCATCCAGTACCCCGATAATCAGGGGGCGGAATGTTTCACCGGTTTTCAACTTGAACTGTGTTAATGCATTTTCCTGCCTGTTAATAGCAGATTGCATAGAGTTCATCGCTGCCGGCAGACCGCCCTCAAACGTATTTTTTAACTCTTTTGAAAATTTGGGCAAAAAATCCTCTGCCATAATTTTACCGCTGTCTAACATTTCATTAAACTGAGCCTGTGTCATTCCCATAGAGCGGGCGGCAATTCCCAGTGCCCCCGGAATCCTTTCTCCTAACTGTCCCCTGAGTTCTTCGGCCGAAACTTTCCCTTTGGAAGCCATTTGTGAAAGTGCCAGAAATGCTCCCTCACTTTGTTCTGCTGACAGGTTCATCACAGAGGCTGCTATTCCAACGGCCTCAAAAATATCACGGGTAGCCTGTCCTTCCAGCGCCGTGCCTTTAAGTGATCCTGTTAACGTCTGGAATCCCTTATAGGAGGATTCCATATTGAGATTAAGGTCTTTTATCGTAGTATCCAGAAAAGACATGTTTTTTGCCCCCTCCTGACCGGAGGCAAAGACAATGGCATTTTCCATCCCCTCAAATTTGGATGTAATGCCGGTGATTTCTTTCCCGAAATTGATCACCGCACCCACCGATAAGGCCGCCAGAATAGCAATTCCGGCGGTTTTGGCATATTGAGCCAGACTGCTGAAGGTATTTTGTCCTGTGCCGCGCAGCCTGCCGATACCATTGTTAGCCGAATTGACAGCATTATCCAGCCCCCGCGTTTCATTTCTTGCGCGGCTGATTCCTCCTGAGAAGGTGCGGTCAATTAAATCTAAAGCATACTGTAAACCGTTCATTGTTTTGTCTTATTTTTTGGAATATTCACCAGCAGACCTTTACGCGCGGTATCCGCATCGGTGATCAATTCAGAGCTGATTACCCTGACAGATTCGGTGGCCACTTTAAGAGCCCCATCCTCATAAAACCTTAGAAATACCGTTTGCGGAACTTTGCCGGAATCACTCCAGTAGACTTCATCCGGATTCATTAACGTTTCCCTGATCTGGGTAAACTGCATATCATCCAGCTTTGAAACTTCAGCATCTACCCAAACCGGCAGATTTTCAGAAGTGATTACCCTTGCCATTCCGGTTTTATCCATATGGCTCCTGATCGTTACAGCTTTTTCGGGGTATGCATTTTTTTTGACTTTTGCCCATTCTGCAAGCCCGTAATCGGTAACTCCCAGATCGTCCACATCAACTGGCGTAGAATCTTGCGGTAATTTTCTCAGGTAACTTTGTGAGCGGGTAAAAATTTCGTCACTATCGCCCCAGTTGACATCAAATCCCTGCTTTTGCATTCGGGCCCAACCATCCGGGTCTGTTTTGACTGCATCTTCAAAGCCGGTAATTTCCCCGTCGTAATCATCAAAAATATCCTCTGCATCCGTGCGGCATTTCCAATGCAGCGGGGGTAGAAATTTCCACGAATCCGGATCTTTTTTATCAAATACTTTTCCGTCCAGACCCCGGCAGATCACTGTTGTTCCATCATCAATAATGGCATTTAATCTCCAATAGGGGGCGATCTCTACATCGTCCATCATTTCAAGGTACCGCGCCGCCATATTGGAGGAGGCATTGGCGTGATCCCATTCCGTTTTAAGGTAGAATTCTTTATAGTTTGGAAATATGGATTTTGCCTTGTTTCTGAAATCGTTAAAACTTTTAACCTCCGGATCTTTCAACATCTGGTTGAGTTCGTATACTTCCGCCTGTGTTTTATCCACACCAAAACGGTGTATATTATTCATCCAGGCTCTCATCCTGCGGTGGTCGGTTCTGTTAAAGTCAAAGTCTATTTTTCCGAAACCCTGTTTTATGGCATTGATGAGCGGAGTATGTGATGCTTTAAATTCGTTATAGCTCCAATTGATCGTTCCGGGATTTTCATACAGTTGCCGTAAAAAATTTTCTTCTGCAGGAGTTATATCCCTGACATTTTCTGGTAAACTGAAAACAGTATTATTGATGTATGCCGGGGCAGCCAGCCCCGGATTAAAATTTACGTGACGGTTTTCTGGAGCTGCCGGCGGTGGTGTTTCACCGCCTGAGACTTCCCCGACAATTTCAACATCCAGCTCCGTTTCGATCTGTTCCTTTTTGATTTTATACCCCAAATCTTTAACCCCCTTAAAAATTTCCAGTCTTTCTTTTGGGGTTAATTTTTCGTTGTCATTCCAGATACAAGTGTCGGTTTCATCAAAAGGATAACCCAATCCGCGGAGCCAGGGCAAAACATCGTCATTGATAAAAAACATGACAAAGGTTTCATCGTCCATCGTGATCAGCTTCTGGGTTCCATTAATAATTTCCCCTGTTTTGGCGCGGCTTCCGGTATCTTTTGCCGTTTCTGAATTCCCGTCAAAAAGATTGGCCAGCTCTTCGTTACAGGCTTTTCTTTTCTCGTTAAATACATTAAAGCTGTCGCGGCTGTTGGATTCCTTGATATCAATTTCCACCCCTTCCGGGAATCTGGCCCATCCGGCAGAACCCAGATCCTTTAACCATTTATCCACCTCATTTTTAACGCGCGGATCAGTAGAAGCCACTTTTGCGGTACGCATGGGGATTCCGAACATTTCCTCGAACTCGTCCCAGTTCTGCCATGAATGCTTTTTAAAAATCCACAGCGGGATTGTTTTATTTAAAATCCCGATTGAATGCTCATGATTCACCCACAGCGTCCACTTTTTAAGATTTCCTTCCGTAAAATTTTCACCCTGTAAATCATACGGGTTTATAAGAAGCTCTGTTGTTTCCGGCACGATATGATCCCGGTAAACAAAAGAAAGTTTTTTGATAAAACCGTTTTCGTCCAGCTCTTTCGGGTACATGAGGGTATAACTAAAGTATATGCTGTCAAGGGTGTATTTGATCAGGTTTTTAAACCATAGCTTTTGGATAAGATTGGTTTTTTCTTCATTAATTTCCCCTTTCTTATCAACAATCGCAGCAGATTTATTGGAAACCCTGAGTTTTCGGGTTTCGCTGCGCCCATAAATAAACGGATCGTCCAGAACTTCCTCCATAATATCAACCAGCATTTTCCGGCGTGGCAGTATGGGGTCCATTGCCAGTGCTTTTGCGAGTTTCCAGTCTTTAATTTCTTTATTATATAAGGTACGCTGTCGTTTAATGGCATCCACCATCTGGGTGACTGCTCGCTCATAGTTTTTATCTCTTGCACCGCCGAAAGTATTGGTTAAAAAATCGGCGACTGATGATATTTTTAATTTCATTTAAATACTGTTTAAAGGGGATTAATAGCGTTCTGAATATTTGGGGTTGCTTCCAAACTCAATAATCTGGTTTCCTGTTCCGCCTTCACTGTTTTCTCCTTCGTCCGGTTTTTCCGGTAAGTCCGGTGAAATTTCACCTTTGGCTACGGCTTTTAACCAGTCTTTGGCGGCATTGTAGCGAATGATCCGCATCTCAGGAATCACATCTCCCGCCGTGTTAGCATGAAGGTGATAAATGGCGATATCCACCATATAGAGGATAATGAGCGCGTTTCTACCGGCTCCGGTAGCGGAAAATATCCTGGCCACATCGTACCGCTGTCTCAGGTAGCTTTCCATTTCCGCCTGCGCAGCCAGTTCGGCCTGATGCTGGACATCTTCTTTTCTTTGAATAATAATCTGCCTGATCCAGTTGCGGATCTGTACTTCGTAGTCGGTTTCAGTTAAAAAAGGCATTGTTAAAAATTTTTAATAAGCGTTATCTTCATTTCTTTCATGTTTTCCCATACCGAGGGAATCTTCTTCCCAATCTTCAGAATCAGACACGATAAACTGATCTAAGAAGAACCACGCTCCCTCGTCGGCATCGGGCGCATCATCCGGGGTATTGTACCCCGGTTCTATTCCCTTGACCTGTAAATTGCCTTCCACCATATCCGGGTCGTTTTCATCTTCTACATTGTAGACCACATTACCGGAGGAATATTCCGGCTCCATCCTGACCATACGGGTGTATTTATTGGGCTTTTGCCTTTCGTCCGTTAAGACACTGAGTGGGTATTTGTATTTTTTACAGGCGCGTCTGAGCGCTTTTTTTACGGGCCGGGTATAAAATTGTTTTTCCATGTACCAGATAATCCCCACACCGGGCGGAAGGTTTTTCTCTACCTTGATCATCCACTGGAAAACATCCTCCAATTCACAGCGACGGGTAAACCTCTTAATACAGTAGCGTTTAAACCGGTCCTGTCCCCATACCGCTACGGCTTTAAAATCCGAGGTCTGGCTGTTTTCAAAGCTGGGGTCAAAATACCCGATAATGATATCCATTTTGGCGAGGTGCGGAAGCTTTGCGAAACGGAAATATTTGTTTTTAAAGATTTTTCCTTCAATATCCGTTTCATGAAAAAATTCCTGCTTGGCGAGAACAGGTCCCGCCTTCATGATTTTACGCAGGAGCTCCTGTAATGAATACCGCTGCCACCATGCCGGCTTTCCGTTTTCAATGGCTTTAACTTTGGAATGGTAAATGCCTTCTCTTTTTTTAGCACCGGGTTTGGTATCACCCACGATGTTGGCAAGGATTGAATTATGGTGGATACGGTTGCCACCCATCGCAAAACGGGCTCCTTTGATGCTCAGGGCAAAATACATGGCACCCAATATTTTTTTAACCACCTTATCCACCCGCTTAGGATTATGGACGATATCATCGTCGTCCACATCATCCACCACTCCGTAATTCGGACGTTTTTCGTTTTCTCTTGCCCCACGCGGGGACTGGTCACGCCCGAATGCAAGAAAACGGATTCCGTCTTTTGTTGTAAAATCTCCACTTTCCCACGACCCGAAATTATACTGCTCTCCAAAATCATGGGCAAAGAGCTTATTATATTGTAATTGAGCTTGTATATCGGACAAAAGGTTACAGGCGTCATCCTCATTTTTACCCATTAAGAGCATCCCCGTTAAAGCACCGTGAGCAATGAGCCACATAGGTATAATAATAGTCAGGTGAACAGATTTTGCGTGTTCCCTTGGCCATTCTGCAATTCCAAAGAAATTGGGATCAGCAAGGCAGGCATTGGCAAACTCAATATGAAAGTCGGCACAGTCGGCATCGGCGTAGATTTCAAAATACGTTTTAACAAAATAATTGTAGTCCATTAACGCTTTTTTGATCCTTAATTTCTGTAACTCTTCCGTGTCGTTAAATGCAACCGAAGCGCTGTTCTGGACCTGTGAACAGAATTCCAGCCACTCGTTATAATCCCTTTTTGTGATGGTAGGAGCCGACATTATTTTTCCCCGATTTTATAGTCTACGTATTTTTTTTGCAGCAGGTTGATGTCCTTGGCCAGTTCTGCATCCTGAGTGAAAGCGTAGGTCGTAAAGTCCTTAAATACATTGATGATCTGGCTGATGGTTACTTTTTTGTTTGACAGCTTTTCAATGCTGTTGGCAATCTGGATGATATCATTAGGCTTGCTTTTAGGGTCCTCGCTCAGGGCGTGTGCCTTTTTATAAAGGTTTTCAATGATCTTTCTGGCCGTAACTGTGGAAGCACTTTTAAGCATATCCCATTCCCCCTCGGCTTTCCATTTTCCGAGTGTCTTTTCCGTGACATGCACGATCCCGGCAATTTCTTTTTGTGTTTTGTCTGTTTCCAGATAAAGATCTTGTGCGATGGCATATTTCTCATCACCTGACAGCTTTTTCTTCCCTTCCATTTCCTTATATATATGTACAAAATTGCTCTATATAAGGACCTTACCGAAGCTGGCAGTTAGTGACTGCAAAAAAATATACAGCCACTACATGAAAGCATTCAGCCCCTAACGGACAGCTTTTTTCAGGGAGTTTTTAAGCCAATCTTTGTCCTATCAAAATCAAAGAAATGTCTAAAAAACCCTTTCATTATGAACTCAAAAATCAGGTTTCCGGAGGCAGTGAAATCAGGATGTACGGGTATATCGGAAAATATGATGAGTTCGACTATAAAAGGTTTCAACAGGTTTTCAGAGATGCACTAACGGCCCATAATGATTTAACCATAAGAATGCACTGTGGAGGCGGGTCCGTGTACGAAGGTCTCGCCATTTATGACCTGATCCTGAATTCAGAAGGGCATACCAAAGTCATTGTGGAAGGAATGGCAGCATCAATGGGCGGGGTAATCGCTCTTGCGGGTGATGAAATTGAAATGAACGAAAATGCCTTTTTTATGATGCACGCCGTAACCTCAGGATGTTTCGGAAATAAAAATGATTTTAAAAATGGAATCCAGCAGATTGAAAATTGCGAGGATAGGCTAGGAAAAATATTTGGAGAAAGAACGAAGGCAGATGAAGAAACCATAAAGAATTGGTTTGATTCCGGGCAGGATCATTGGCTGAGTTCTGATAAGTGTTTAGAACTCGGAATCTGTGACAAGGTTATCAAATCCACAAAAAAAAGAAAGAACCAGGAGGATGCCGAAAATATCCAGAATAAAACCCCGGAGGAAGTCTTTGACTACTTTAACCTGTACCCGGACCCTGCTTTTAACAATACTATAAATCAACATACAGAAATGAAAAAAGAAGCAATTTTCGCCGCTTTGGCTGCAGCAGGATTGGCGGGAACATTAACCGCCTTGTCTTCGGATAAAGAATTTGAGCTGCATCTGCAAGATGTACTTGGCAAGGCAAAAAAAGCCGAATCGCTCGAAAATGAATTGAAAGAATTCAGAGAAACGCAGGCGGAAGTACTTATTTCTTCGGCCTTGAAATCAGGTAAGATTACCAGTGCGGAAAAGGACGAATGGAAAAAAGATGCTGCTGAGAATTATGCATTGGTGGCCAAATCACTCGAAAGAATGTCTGGCAAGCCTGATCCCAATGCAGCATTGGAAAGACAAAAACCGGTTGTGGATAAAGACAGGCACGAACTGTTAAACGGGCGGGAAAAATGGAGCTTCTCCGATTGGCAGGAAAAAGACCCGAAAGGTCTGGAAAGACTTAATGAAGAGGCCAAAGAGGAATTTGAAAAATTGTTTAACGCTGAATTTGACTTATAAAAATGGCAGAATTAATAGACGGGTTATACCTGAATAAATTTGTGGCTCCGCAATTACTGAAGGAATTTAAAAACTATAATGATAAATTTCTGGTGGCACTGGAACCGGCACCGGAAGGAGCAAAAACAGCAGACGGCCTGCGCCAGAATAAACTCATCAATAATGTGGGTTTTTATGTCAATAACACGGCTCCGTTCACGGCTAAATCAATGACCGGAAAAAACAGCATTATTCCTTGGGATAAGCTGGACACGGACCCGACAAAAGTCAATGATGCCGAAATAAGGGCACTCGCTTTTGACAAGAGATCCGAAGTCCGCGTTAAGCATTCCCAAGGCTTTAGAATCGGAATACGTGATTATGTACTGAACAAGCTGGCACCCTCTGAGCATGTTTCCGGAGCTATGCCGGTACTCAGAACTACAGGCCCCGTTTTTAACGGCAGAAAAAGGCTTACGTTTCAGGACCTCATTAATTTCTATAACGAAATTGAAGTATTGAACCTCATAGATGATGATACCTCAGAATCACCCAATTTCTGGAATATGATCCTGAATGCCGACCACCGGTCCGACCTTAAAATTGACAAGGCGGGAACGGCCAACCACAGGGATAATCTGGAGTTCGATAAAGACACGGGAGAATTCAAAAGGTTCTATAAAATAAGAATGTGGGAAAATAACGCGGCTCCGCTGTATTCTCAGTCCGGGGAGCTTAAAGCAAGGGGTTCTGTAAAAGAAGACGGCGATCAATATGCCTCTACATTTTTCTACACCCCGAATACGGTCTGGCACTTGGAAAAATTAAAAATCTTATACAAACCGGAATATCAGGACACCACCAATGCCGACCCGGAATCTGAATTCAGACTACAGGGTTACGGGCTTTGCGATAAAAAGCAGGAGTACGGGTTTGGAGCCCTCATTTCTGATAACGCTTAAAAATGCACATTATGAAATTATCTATTAAAGCATTAGAGGTGGCGGTATCGCAACTTGGAAAACAAGAAAGCCCTCCCGGTTCTAACTGGGGTGAGCCTGTTAAAACATATCTATCCAGTGTAGGGATAACCTTTCCTGCCCCGTGGTGTATGGCTTTTGTATATTGGTGTTATGAGCTGGCTTCCAATCAGCTTAATCTTAATAATACGGCAATCAAAACAGGCGGTGTATTAGCCGCTTGGAATAAAGTCACTCAAAATATAAAATCCTCTACTCCCCAAATCGGGTCTGTTTTTATTATGGATTTCGGCAAAGGGCAAGGGCATACCGGTCTCGTTGAGAATTTCGATAACCAATTTATTTATACCATAGAAGGAAATACCAATGACACCGGTAGCCGTGAGGGGTTCAAAGTAAGCCGGAGAAAACGCCCAAGAAGCACTATTAAAGGCTATCTAAATTATTAGAAGAAATCTTTTTTTTAACTCTATATCTATTTTATTTTCTGGCAGCACCGGTTTCCCGTTTCTACGGGAAACCCACGCCGCCAGTTTACTCTTAAAAAAAATCAATTCATGTCTCATATAAAGAAATTTCAGGAAAAAGCGAATGCGCTTTTTGAAAAATACCCTGAAGCTAATAAAATTTTTATTTCAGAAAATGGACAGTGTTTCTTTGAAGAAAAAGCGGCCCAGGATTACCACGATTTAAAAAGGTTTGAAACTAAGCCGGAGGTCTTTTTTCGTGAAGGGACTCAGGACGAGGACGATCCGGATCTACAGGAAGCTTTGCATCATTCTGAATCGGCACGAAAAGTTTTAGAAGGAATTATTCAGGATGTACTTTCTGTCTGTGATCTTGATCAGGATTATGAACCGGCCAACGCCGACACTGACGATACCGTTACTGCCGTTATTTCCCTGCGTGAAAAATACGCTGAAAAAGACCGCCTGCTTACCGAAATGGGCGGCGAGCTGGAGAAACTTTCGGGCGCTGTTCAGGAAAACGAAAGCCTGAAACAGCAACTTGAAGCGGCGAATAAACAGATTGAAAATTTAACTCAAACCCCTAAAACCAGAAAAGATGCGTCCCAGACTGATCGTACAAAAGCTTAACGGCGGGCTTGGCAGGAGAAATTCTTCCGCCGATATGGTTACGGGCAGCGTGATGAATGCCGTTGCCACCCCTGAAATGGTGCTGGGAAATATTTATACACTGAAAAACATTCAGGAAGTAGAATCATTAGGCATCACCCAGGAATATGACCGGACCTATAAAGTTCTGGTATATGAAAGACTAAGAAGGTTTTTCGTTCATAACCCGTCCATTACCGTGTATTTTATGCCGGTGGCTCAGGGCGTAACCCTGACGCAGATGGTGGATAAGGACAATAATTATCTGGCCAAATTATTACGGGACAAAGCCGGAGAAATTGTTCAGGTCTCGGTTTCATTAAATCCTGAGGAAGATTACACGCCCACCATAGAAACTGGACTTGATAAAGACAGCATTGATGCCATTTATAAAGCCCAGGGGTTGGCAGACGCCGAATGGAACAAAGACCGTTATTCAGAAATTTATATTGAAGGCAGAAGCTTTTCAGGAACATCGGCGGCGGCTCTTAATTTAAGAACGCTTTTAAATGAATGTCCTGATATTTCCGTAGTGATCGGTGCCGATTATGCAGTGTCAACCCGTGATGAGCTGTACAAAGGATACGCAGCTGTTGAAGATTATACGGCAATGATTTCTAAGGCGGCTGTTTCTCAGAATGCAGGGGAACAGGTTAATGATTTTAATCTTACTAATGCCGGTGAGAGCACCTTTATTATTCCCGCTTTAAGTTCCGGTAATAAGCTGAGTGATTATTCAGATACGGATCTGGATAATCTGGACGAAAGAGGCTACATCTATTTTGCCCCTATTGTTAACCTGGGAGGGATTTCTTCAACTGCCGGAATATTTATCAATGATACGCATACGTGCGCTAAAATCACCTCAGATTTTGCTTATGGTGAAAACAACCGGACGATAAAAAAGGCCATCAAACTCGCCAAGGCGGCATTAACCCCTAAAGTAAAGGGCCGTATATATGTCGATGAAAATACCGGGTTTATGGCACCGGAGACGGTTAAGGACTTAGAAACCATTACCAAGGTCTCTCTTGATCCAATGGTGGCCAGCGGTGATATAAGCGGCGGCGTGGATGCCTATATCAACCCGGAGCAGAATGTACTGGCAACGAGCGAGTTTATCGTACTGTTAACCTTTATTCCGGTGGCTATTGGCAGAAGAATTACGCTGAAAGTAGGTTTCAGAAACCCTTTAAACAATAATTAAAAAAATGGTTACTCAGACAAGAATCAACGGAAAATACAGGAATTACGGAAATGTCCGTATTACTGCTTTAGGAGCCACCTTTATGGGGGTTACCAAAATAGAATACAAAAGAACTGACGCCATCGATCCGGTCAAGGTCGTGGGAACCACCAAATCAGTCGGGTATACACAGGGCGATGAAATCTGCGAAGGAAGCATTGGCCTTTTGAGTGAAACGGTAGATGCCATTCAGGCGAAGCTTCCTAAAGGAAAAACGTTGCAGGATATTCCGCCTTTTCCCATTACGGTTTCTTACGTAGATGATACTGGGCTACAGGTCTGTCATGTGCTTTACGGCTGTAAGTTCAAAGAGAATGGAAGGTCGGCGGAAGCGGGAAGCAATGATGCTCTGGTTGTAGAAAGCCCCCTATATATTCACGATATAGACTTTGCCGCGTAATGGACCGCCCGACACTCAGGGACGTATGCAGGGAGCTTGAAATTCCCTTCACCCCCAAGAATACAATTAAAGAACTTTCTAATAAAATACGATTAAAAAAAATGTCAATCGAAACAAAAGAGGGAAATATTACCCAGGAGCAGATCACAGAATGGAAGAAAAAGTTTAAAACAGATAAGCTTCACAAGCTGACTGTAAAAGACAAGGACGGAAACCCGATTGTCGGTTATCTGAAACCGCCGGGCAGGGAAATTAAAGCCACCGCACTTTCGATGTATTCCCAAAATAAAATTCTGGAATGCGGGGAATTTATCAGGGATAACTGCTGGCTTGGTGGTGATGAGAGGCTAAAAATGAGTGGCGATATTGCCGATACGGCAGCCATTCAGGCATCAGGAATTATCAAGTTTTTAGAAGCTGAACTGGGGGAAGTTTAGGGCTTCCGATTAATAAGGAGGCCGGGTTTGATTTCATCCGTAAAGTGAGCGCACTATTAAGCTATCATTTTAAAATACCTTATCCGGAAAAGCTGGACGACCATACTTTTTGGAATAAATGGGAGCAGCTTAAATGGGTACTTTTTTTTGAAAATAAAAGAATGAACGCCAAAGAAGGAGAACATGTCGAATTATAATATTAATGTTAAAGAACTAATGGGGCGGCACTTTCCGTTTAAACTGGGTTTTGCCACGCAGACTGTTGCGGATGCGCTTTTCAACGGTTTTGATGATATTCAGGTACTGCCTACCTATAATGAAGCCGCTAAAGTTTCCGCAATGGGAACTCCGGTTTGGGATTTTATAGACTTAAAGCCCTCCTATATTGAAGGAACCGGTGAAGAGTTCGGAGGGTATTCTTTTCCGCTCGAAACCACCATTGAGCCGATACGGCCTAAAAAGATTGTAGAAACCGATATTTTCGGGCGTGACGGAAATGTAGAGGAACTCATCGCACTGGATGACTGGCAGCTAACTATCAGGGGGCTCATCATCAACTATGACAGCACCGATTACCCGGAAGAGCAGGTCAAAGAACTTCAGAGGGTTTGTGAGCTTAAAACTTCTTTACTGGAGTGCGAAGGAACCCTGTTAACAATGCTTGGTATTAATTATATGAGCATTCACAAACTGATATTAACACCGTCAATAGGTTACTCTCATATTCAGGCTTTTGAATTGGAGGCAAAAAGTAAAACCCCATTTATAATCTCCCCATAATGGTACCCTGTATTGAAATCCTGATTGGAAAATTAAAATTCACGGCAGCAGCAGAACTCAATATTAAAAAAAGCTGGAGGACCTTTACAGATACAGCATTGGTAAAGCTTCCGAAGGCGATTTATTATTATGATGAAAACGGACTGTTAAAACCTGTGGAACACCTTGGAAAATTTATAAAAGTTGGTGATAAGATAGAAATTAAGCTGGGTTACAACCGACAGCTCTTTACGGAGTTTACCGGCTATGTGGCCAGGTCACCACGGGTTAATATCCCGTATGAGATTTACTGTGAGGATGAAATGTGGCAGCTCAAAAGAAAAGAAACGAGTGTTTCCATTGAAAATGCAACGGTAAAACAGATTATCGAGGCGGTGGCACCGGGTTATGAGCTGGACTCTATTGATGAAGTGTACGGGGATTTTTCCATGAAACAAACCACCGCTGTAAAGGTATTTAACGAGCTTCAGGAAAAAGTGGGCATTTATACTTTTTTTAGGGACAAACGCCTGGTCTGCGGAAAAATCTATTCTGATGAGAAAGTTTCAAAGGTTCAACCTGTTTTCCAGTACTCTGAAAATATCATTGATCATAACCTGCAATATATTTTCCCGGATGAGGCAAAGGTTAAAGTGTATGCGAAAAGTAAGCAAAGCAATGGTACTTATGAAAGAGTTGAAATTGGAGAGGACGGTGGAGATATTGAGCAATGGAATTTCAGTGCGGGATTAAATAAAGAAACTTTGAAAATAAATGCTGAATCCCGATTAAAAAACAAAAAAACAAGAGGCGGCTATAAAGGGACTGTAACCTCATTCGGTTGGCCGCGTGTAGAACACGGGCAGGTTGTACAGGTCATTGACAAAAAATATGAAGAAAGAAATACTAAAAATTTTGTTGATGAAGTCGAGATCAATGTCAGTGCAAACGGTGGATACAGAAGAACAATGGATATAGGGAAAACATACAGGGATGGAGAATTTAAAACAATTACTTAACAGATTTCCTATAGAAGTGGCAAATGGAAAGGTCATAACAGTAAAGGAAAATATTTGCCATATCATTTTAGAAAATTCTAAAAAAGATATTTGGAACTGTTCTATAAATTCTATTGTAGAAAACGGAGAAAATCAACTCACAGTTTATCCTAAAGAAGGGAGCATTGTCGTAGTAGGGTTAACCGGTGATGGTAGTGCCACGATTTTAGCGGTTAGCGAAGTTGAAAAAATTTACTTCAGGAATGAAAAATCTGAATTCACGTTTGATAGTTCCGGTTTTCAGTTTAACCGTGACGGGGAAAATCTGAAAGAGGTCCTTAATAATTTTCAGGAGGGATTTGGGAAATTATGTGATGAGCTGGCAAAGGTAGTGGTTTCCATTGGAGTGTCGCCCGATGTTCTGGCCATCATGCAGATTAAAAACGACATTGTTAATGCTAATAAACAAGCATTAAACAAAATTTTAAAATAAGCATTATGACTGACATACTTCTGAATAATGATAATGATTTATCTATTGTAAACGGTGATTTCCAAATTGGGGAATCAGAGCGGCAGGAAATTGAAAGCATACTCATTTCTTTTAAAGGAGAATTTAAAAATTCTCCGCTTTTGGGTGCTGAAATTCCCAGAATGTTAAAAGCAAGAAATACCAGGCAAGGGATCACGCGGGAGATCAACGAACAGTTAAAATATGACGGTTTTCACAACATTAATTTTAAAATTGAGGATGCCGAAAATTTCACCATAAACGCCCAAAGAAATGTCACTTAACAAACCTCAATTAATACAAAGTCTTATAGCACTTTTTAATAAGCCCAAGACAGAAAGTAATATTGAAATAGCTGCTCAGGAATTGGCAGATGCCATTGAGCAGTATGTGAAGAGTGGAACCGTTACCGGGGTTTGCCCTCCTAACGGGGGAGCATTAACACAGGGAAAATTAACGTAATGAAACCAATTATTTTAAACAACCAGTCTATTCTGGATATCGCAATACAACATACCGGTGATGTCCAGAACTGTTTTGCAATTGCCATATATAACGGCTTTTCGGTTTCGGATATTTTATCCGCGGGATTACCTGTTGAAATTCCGGAGGATTTACTAAAAAATACTGATGTGTTGAATGCGTACAGGGCCAAAAAAATTCAGCCTGCTACTGGGCTGGCAGCACAGAATAACGAAATCCCATTATTAAAAGGCATAGGATATATGAGAATAGGAGGAGATTTTAAAGTAAGCTAAAGAAATGAATAAAACACTTTTAGAAATTATTGCGGAAATGTTTGGAATCAAAGAGCAGAACGGCTACTTACAGCAGCTTAGTTCTACCTCTAAAGTTTCTGTTTGGCGTAATCTTTTGGAATCAGTGGCCTTTGCAATTTTTATTTTTCAGCAGGCCGCTAACCTTCACATGAAAGAAATCGATAATAAAATCGCAAATCAGAAGGTTCCCCGCCTACCTTGGTACAGAGATTTAGCATTAGCGTTTCAATACGGTTTCGACTGGCTGGAGGAGTTGGACGGGTTTTCTCCGACTTATGAAGATAACGGAGTGCAGGTAGAAGCAACACAGCAGCAGGTAGAAGCTTCAAAGATTATAAAATATGTTGCTGTAACCAGGAGCAGATCCAATACAGGAAAAATTAAAATTTCTATGAAAATAGCCGGTGAAAATACTGATGAAGTACTTTCAGACGAAAAAGCGCAGGCATTCAAAAAATATATTGAAGAAACACAGTGTACCGGTGATGATATTGTGATCGTAAACTTTCTGCCGGATATTTTAAAATCAGACCTTAAAATATGTTATGATCCTTTGATTCTGCTTCCTAACGGAATGAGTATAATGACAGGGAGATTTCCTGTTCAGGATACTATAAACCGCTTTTTGCTGAATCTTCCTTTTAATGGTGAATTTAGTGTACAGGCTTTTTTAGAAGCTATCAAAGCTACTGAAGGAGTGATTGATCTTGATGAGCTAAATATACAAAGTAAATGGATCGAGCCTGGTGTAGGATACGGGCAGTTTCAGCCTATTGAAATAAGCAAAATCCCAAAGTCTGGAAGATTTAAAATTGAGGATTGGAGTGGAATTACTTATATAAATTATACAGCACAGGAATAATGGATCATTTATTTAATATCAATTTTAAAAGGTTAGCTCTGTGGTGGGTTCCTACTTTCAGAAGAAAGTCGATTACCCTTAATTACCTGTGGTGTCTGCTTTTTCCTTTAGAGGCGATGTACATTGATTTTTTAAGGAAAAGAAAACAGAACCTTATTAAAATGAATTACAACTATCAGAAGTATTCAGTTCAAAAAAGGCTGAATGATGCTTTTGATCCGATAGAGCGCCGGATAAAAATTGTAAAGGCGGTACAGTATGAAGGGGTGTATCTGTACACAGAAGCTGAGGACAATCCGCAGTACTCTAAAACAAAGTGGCTATATGATGACAGTAACCCAATTTATTTAAGAACAGAAGCAGAGCTGTACAGTGAATATGATTTTATCGTAGAAATTCCAAATACCGCAATTAACCCATTACAGCTAAAAGCAGAGATTGATTTTTATATCCTGCAGAGCAAACAATATCAAATAGTAATCATTTAATTATGAAATATATTTTCAAATTTTTACAGACCGGTGGAGTGCCCCTGACAAATGATCTGATGGCTCTTATTGAGGAGGCATATGGCATCTTTGAGGTGTTGGGTGATCTGTCAGGAAATTTGACCATTCTTTCAGGCTGTGACATTACCGGAACAAATGTCGCACCTGGCATTGTGGCGATTGAAGGAAAATTATATTATTTCGAGGGTGGCTCCATCATTTCAACCGTCTATATTCATAAAGAAGATATTGCCAAAACTTTCGAGGATCAGACCACAAAAACACTTATTGAGAAAAGGACAGTTCGCTTCGGATCAGGAGCTGTTAATTATAATTGGAGTGATTTTGTGAAGCTTCAAACTCTGAAGGAAATTCAATCGAAAGTTGATAACAGTGTAAGCCGGCAAGAATTTGAAGTTGCTCTGGCTGATATCGAATTATTGAAGCTTAAAACCGCACCAATCGTTAACGGTGGTGTTGTTTGGGCCTTTGGTAAACCTGTAGATGAAATCCCTGCCGGTTGGAAAGAATGTACTGACATCAGGGGAAAAGCGGTTGTCGGCTGGGACCCGGATGATCCTGATTTTGAAGATATAGGAAACAGTGGCGGAAGTAAAACCATTCTGTTAACCGTTTCACAGCTTCCGAAAATCAAGTTTCAATATACAAGAACACTGCCCTGGTCTTCAGGAAGTGGTGGCGGATTTTCAGGAGGGGGAAATCAGTTTAATATCGGCCCTTCAGAAACTAACGAACTGGGTAACAATGACCCTATTAACATTATGATCCCACATTTTATTGCGGCTTTTATAGAACCTAATTTACCATAATATGCCCATTACACCATTAAATACGATACTAAGCTGGTATGAGACCGGAGACTATCCTACACAGGAACAGTTTGCAGCTTCATGGTCTTCGTTTTGGCATAAAGATGATCTTATTCCAATAGATAAAGTAGAAAATCTTAGCGCCAAATTACAGGATAAAACAGATAAATTAGTTTATAATGCACATCTAACCGATCAAGATGCTCACAATTCTACACTTGCAAAATTAGACGGATCAAACCTGAATGATGTAAATATTCAGGCTTGGAAAAATATTTTAGGGGTTGGAGCCCTGCCCGCGAATATGGCAACGGTTGATGATCCGGCAAATACTATTTATGGGAATGTTTGGAAAAAAGAGCAGAGCGACGCCCTTTATATGATCGCAGACCACTTTGTCTCTAATGGTAAAATTATGGCTTCCGCAATTGAAGCTCTGGGGCTTACAACCATACTTAAGGACCCTATGCCTGTAGAATCTACGATTGCCCAGTTTGCCGTTAATTCTGCAAATTATGAATTTCAGGATAATGACATAATTCCGATTCCCTCCGGAGGAGGAAATTATACATTGTATATTTTTATTGGTGGGAACAAATCTCAAACCCTTAATTATCTTTCTATGGGTCTGAGTAATATTACGATTGCTATGGTTCAGGGCCTTCAGGCTGCTTTGGATGCTAAAATGAATAAACCTGTAGGAAATGGAAATTTCTTTATCAATCAAACAGGAACCGTTACAACCTATAAAAACATTAATCCGGCTGCTAATTATCTTTTATTCTGGAATAGTACTGATTTTACCGTTTCCGGCATTTACCACAATTCCGGTAAATATGGTGCGGGAACTACTTCGCCAAGTGAAATGCTGCATTTATTTAATGGTAGACTAAGGACAAAGGCTGTTGTTTTGGATGATAATAGCGAACAACTTCCAGGGCAGATCACCTATGCCGGCCGTAGATTCGCCGGCACGGATGATACTGGAGTATCCCGGAATTTCATGTACCGGGATTATACAGATATGTTAGGTTTGTTTTCTTCCTTTACTCAATCTCAGTTGAATGAATGGAAAACAGTGGCTAATGGTGGCTGGACTACAGGAACCATGAGCGTAGCCGTAATACTTCCCCCTATTGTTGATAAGCAGGACAGGGATTATTATATCACCTTAAAAGGTGCAAATCTGAATCTAAATCCTACAAGCTTTTCAGTAGAGATTATGAATAGTGCCGGAACAACTGTAATAGCTACCGTGCCTAATTCACAGGTACAGCTCTATCAGAACGGTGTTGATCTCGTATTTTATTATAATTTTAAAAACCTTCCATTAGGTAATTATAAAATAAGGCTATGGAACGGCGTTGCTTTTTATGTAACGAATCCCACTATTAATTTGATCGACTTGCTCACTCCGGTTAGTTTGTCTGGGTTAAGCTGGAATATGCTTAATAATGCTACAATTTGCCCTACCGTAGATATTACAACAGCTTCGGGAACATCAATACATAGAGCAAGGAATACCAATGAGCAGTTTGTAGGTTCTAACCAAGATGCTATTTCATATAAAAGTTCTGTTTTGATTCCTTCTGCAATTGCAGACGGTGATTTCTATTTAGAACTCACAAACACTACTGCCGGTGTGATTTACTATGACGGTAATTATGGCTACGATTATGGTTTGGTTGATGCAGCACAGCCCCTATCTCATTCAATGCAGATTTTAGCAGGAATAAGACGAAATTTTTTCTTTGATGAAAGAATTTTACCGGACAATATTGTCGTTAATGGAAGTAATATCAATACTGCTACAGGCTTAAATAGAACTTCTAAACTTTACATAACCAAAAAAGGGAATATAGTAAGTATCAGTTCTGTTAATAACGGTCAGCTTACTACCGTTGTATCAACTTGGTTTCAGCCTAACGGGGTAGATCTAGCGTTTTTCGTGAATTTTAATTCTTACAACAATAGTAACAACAACAACGGGGCGAACATTCAAACCGACATCTATGTTAATTCACTAATCCAATTATAAAAATGAAAACAGAACTTATATTAACACCGGAAGTACAGGCTATAGTAGATGCCATAAAAAACACCGGAAAATCATGGCATGAAATAGGACTGCCGGATCATCCTATGTACCCACAATTTTCCAGAAGATTAGTGGTAACAGGATTTAACACTCCCGATATGGAAGGAGACGAAGACCGTATTTATGTCAATGTTCGTCAAAATCTGATAGTCAGGGAAGGGAATAAAATACATAAACAGTTAAGAATGCCGGACTGGATGATCCATGAAAATAATACAGAGGAAATTTTAGGAGAAAATGGCTTTTTAAAAGGAATTAACCGCACTACCAATGATAACGGGGAAATCATAAGCGAAGAAGAGGTTAATGTAAAAGCGGGCTCAGTACAATACATCCGGTTTTTGATCAAAACAAAATCTGTGCATTTAGCTGATATATTAACCCGTTTCATGGGAATGTATATACAGATTTTTGATGAAGAAATTAATAATATTTAACCCACCTGACAATCTCACTATAACCTTTACTGATCAGAAATGAAAGAACTATTAAAATTACTCATTGAACACTTCGGAGCCTTCATCGGGGCAGTTTTAACCGGGCTTGCAGGGTTTATATTCGGAAAGAGAAAATTACGGGCAGAAGTTGCCGGAATAAACGCCGACAATGAAGGCAAAGAAATTGAAAACGCTGATAAATTGGTCAAGCTTTACAAGGAAGCTTTAGATGATCTGGGCAGCCGGTACGAAGCAAAATTTACCGAATTTTCAGATCTGTCGGATAAAAAAGTCCTTATGCTCCAACAGCAGATTGACTTTCAGAAACGCATTAACGAACAGTTAAAAGCCGAAAATAATTTGTTGAAGGCGGAAAATACGATGCTGAAAACAAAATTAAAAGATAATGGGATTGTAATAACATCATAAAAACAAAGTATATGGCAGAATTTAAATACAAAGAGCAGCATGCTGTTATCATTAAGGTAGACAGCGAAAAAGAGCAAAAGGAACTCTTCGACAAACTTAAAGAAATGGGATTTAAAAATTTAAAAGTAGTATCCGTATGAAAATAGAAGTAAAACATACCTGTAAAAATTTTAATTCGTTCAGGTCAGAAAAAGTAAAAAGTTTATTTAATGCTGAAAGCGGCCACAACTGGCAGCATATTGCCGATCTTCCGATTGAGGATGAAGGGTGGCAAATTGGGCTTATCGTTGGTCCTTCAGGAAGCGGCAAAACATCAATAGGCAGTCAAATTTGGGAAAATGAAATCGTAAACCTTGCCAAAGGTTGGAATCCTGAACTTCCGATTATTGAAGACATCGCGCCGGACTTAGATATGAATACAGTAACGAGTGCATTGTCGGCCGTTGGACTGGGTGATGTTCCGGCTTGGCTTCGTCCTTTCAAAGTTCTGAGTAATGGGGAGCAGTTCCGCGCCGGCCTTGCCCGTCTTATTTGTGAGGCTCCGGATAAAGCTGTTATTGATGAATTTACCTCAGTCGTGGATAGGCAGATTGCCAAAATCGGGGCATCTGCATTTTCCAAAGCATGGCGAAAAACGAAAGGAAAACAGATTGTACTTTTATCATGCCATTATGATATTGTCGAATGGCTGCAACCTGATTGGGTTTATGATACCCGGACAGGTGAAGTAAAAAAAAAGCCTCAAAACGGCCTCCTGTTAAACTCGACATTTGGAAGGTCAACGGAAGTTACTGGAAGTTTTTTAAACAGCATTATTATTTAGATTTAAAACATCCACCCTGTGCAGAATATTTTGTCGGAACCGTAGATGGTGAGTTAGTTTGTCACGTTGCTGTTTGCCCCTTCTTTCCTTCAGGGGGATATCGCGCAACCCGTTTGGTTGTAATGCCGGAATGGCAGGGAGCCGGAGTGGGCACCGCCTTTTTAAATGAAATTATGCAGTATCATTTGGAAGGCAAGGGAAGATGTGAAAGAAAATATCCAACTTATTTTCACACATCACACCCTCAGCTTTGCGGATATATGAGAAATTCTAAAAAGTGGAAACAGGTATCGGCAAAACTTACCGGGGATAATAAGGCACGAAGCATAAAGTCACTTCAAAATACAGCTAAGGGTTTTGATAACGGCAAAAAAACAACAACCGGAGGCTATGGCGGTCATTTTAGGGCGGTACAGGGATTTAAATATATAGGAAATGAAGAAATTTAAAGTTTTTATATCGGGACAGAAGTTTTTCGGAGAAGAGGTTTTCAGGCTTTGTCAGAAATTAAATATTGAAGTTATCGGCGTTTGTTGCCCATTGGATGATAAATATATTGGTAGGGCTGCTCGGCGTTGGAACATACCAATCATACCGGCAGGTAGTCTCAGCGCAGATAATATGCCGGACTGTGATTTAGGTATTACAGCGCATTCATTCGATTATATCGGAAAGAAAACAAGATTTATTCCCCGTTTGGGATGGCTTGGCTATCATCCTTCATTGTTACCAAGACATAGGGGCCGTTCGTCTATTGAATGGGCTATCAGGATGAAGGAATCCGTAACTGGAGGGACGATTTTCTGGCTGAATGCAGGAATTGACCGTGGTGACATTGCTTATCAGGATTGGTGCTGGATACCTCCGGAATTTCATTTAAGCCCTCAAAAATCGGCTGTCAGCCTTTGGCGTGATACATTACTCCCGATGGGGCTGAAACTCTTTGAAACAGCCCTTAACGACATCTTAAACGGAGTCATCATGCGTAAACCGCAAGATAAAAGGTTTAGCACATTTGAACCGGATACCAATGTCAAAGATATTTACCGACCCGATCTGCTAATGATCGGATATGAAAACAGCCACAACTAAGTGGCTGCTTTTTTATATCTTTGAATTTATACTTTTTTCGGCAATTTGGAAAGGGCCTTCCGGCTTTTTGGAATTGTTGGTTGTAAAATGATTATAATTCAAGTTATATAGGAAAGGCAAATACTTATGTTTTTGATACTTTTACTTATCAAAATATAGAAGCTTGTGACATTTTAAAAATCGAAAAAAATGAAATCTATTTTTATCATATCAAAAAGGGATTTGATAACTCAATGCGTGATCTATGTAATCAAGTCTATATTTCAGCGAGAAAAACTATTGAAGATGTAAAAAATAATTATAAATATCTTGATGGTCTTTATTCTTTAGTCGTTAATAATAATGGTGAATCACCATATTATAAAAAAGCAAAGACACAATTTGGAAAATTAACTAAAGAAATGTTCATTAATAGTATAAAAAACAAAAAAATTATTTTTGTACTAGCAGTATTAGATACGTCTACCAGTAAACGTAGTTTAGTAAATGACATAAGTAAATTCAATTCAAATATTGCTAAATTCACACTAATTGATCTCTCTAAAAACATGAGAAATCTAGGAGTAAATTTTCAAATTTTACAGTTAGATAAATAA